CTTCGATCTTAGGATACGAAAAGTTCCTAAGTAACCGAAGCCAGCCATCGAGTTTAGATTTAACCTTCCTAGAAATTAACTTAGGAAGATAAAACTCAATTCGCTGGTAACGTCTGCTATACCGATATCTGAATAGCTTGCGGTTTCTTACCTCAGCTACGACAGGATCGGTCACGAGTCTACACGGGTAGGCAGCTCGAGAGGTACCATAGGGAATATTCCCATAGGTTTTCTCAAGCTCTTTCCACAGCAACTCGGCACACTTGACATACCCTTTAGCCTCAAAGGTATTGGCTAATGAGGTATATGAAGCGTACGCAGACCCGTCGGTTTTGCGTCCGCTCCAAGGAGTTTTTAATCGAGTCGGCGTGATGTTCTCGCCTTTATAGGCGTCGACACCACACGATTCCCGAAAGACTCCCTGGATGCAGCACTTTTGGCGGTTGACCCTTAGGTTCACCGACTCGAGTGTCTGCAAGCAGAGGGAAGCAAACTCTGTGGGGATGATTATATCATCACCATAGACGAAAACTTCCTTGTCCATTGACGCCAGTTGCCTACGCTGATGGCGACTTATAGATGCTACTAGGATAGCCCAGAAGACAAATGCTTCGACGGGAAAGCATAACGCTGAACCCATTGGGGCATACTTCTGGAGCTCCACAATCTTACCATTCGGTAAGACAGTAGCACTAGTTCTACATGCCATCAGAGCTCGTAATAAATCCGGACATCGTTTAAAGATGGCGGACACAAGCTCTGTTGACACGCGGTCGGACGCATCTTTCAAATCAATTGTAGCATAAGTTCTTGTAATCGAAGATTCAAGAGCTAAAGCTTGATTGACTGATTGATCCGTGAAGTTTACATAACCCTTTGTTAAAGGGTGACTCTCTAAATGAGAGACTAAACTCCGGCCTAAACCTTGTTGAATCCATTGAAACTCAAGGGGTTCACAAGATATTAGCCTTGGACCTCTAGAATCTTTAGGAACGGCTATGACTTTTGCTTGGCCTTGATCAAGCCTCTGCATAGACATATACCATTCCTTTCGATCTATAAGTTCATCACCATCCCCTGCTAT